CATTGGAGGTAATATGGAAGGCGAAGTACTACAACTGTTAATGAGTGGTGGGGCGAACGTTGCGTTTGCAGTATTCCTGTACACTCAGAACAAGGACCTCCAACGTCGTGCCGATGAACGTGAAGAGAAGGCAGAACAGAAAGAGACAGAACTGCGTGCCAGGTATGACACTGTCATTGAGGGTATGCAGCAAAAAGAAGAAGCAATGAGGGAGACCATTGTGCAGGAGATGACAGACCTAGATAAAAGAATGTCATTACTTGAGCAGAGCGTTACAACATTGAGTACAATGATTAGTGAGATTAAAGCGTCATTGATACGGGTAGACAATGCCAACTAGAAAGAAACGGACTCCAGCACGTGGTAAACGATTTGTCAAGGTTGTCAAGAATAAGAAGACTGGTCGCACTAGAAAGGTGTCCTATGGGCAGGCAGGCAAGTCGAAGAGTGGCACGGATCGTATACAACCAGGGACAAAGAAGGGAGACTCCTATTGCGCACGCAGTGCAGGCATTAAGAAGCGACTGTCAGCCAAAAAGCGCAACAACCCAAACAGTCCCAACAATTTATCACGCAAGAAATGGAAATGTCGTGGTAAAAAATCCATGCGCTAACGTGCATTTGCAATTATATTTATATATGTAAACCCACTATAGGACGCATTATGAACTCAGATTTACTTGCACTAACACCCGAACTCGTACTCTTCGTTAAAAAACTTGTCACCCATAGTCGTGGTGGATTGACCAAGGATGAGCGTCAAGAGTTGGCAGCTGACCTGATCAACTTGTTGTACAAGGTATTGAAGGAACTTGTTGACACAGATACCGAAGAACGTTAAACTTCTATAACACCAAATCACTACTGGAGTTCAGGGCTGGCCAGCATCTGGACTCCTTTTGATTTTTTTGCGCCACCTGGCTTCGACCATTTTCATCTCATCCATATTGGTAATAGCCTCAAACATAAGTTGTGTGGGACTACGTTCTTCTTTGTTGGCAATGACAGTGACAAGCACAATCAGGTTGCTCATACGTGGCTCATACGCTCCAGATAGGTACTTGTTAATAGTGTTGACATGTAGTCCTGCTCTATCAGCCATGTAGGTCGTGCTGATTGAGTTTCGGTGCATTGCCTTGTTTAGCCATAAACCAAATCCTTTAATCATCACCACCACCACTAACAGAAAAGGGTACGGAACCACCCGTACCCCAACCTACCATGCAAGGAGCATGTACTAATACTGTAACTCATTTGTCAGCCTGTATCAACATGGCAAAGTGAAGAAACGCCTTTTCCCACTCTTCTGGGTACAGGTACTGGCACATCTCCAACAGCAATATCACAGATGGTACCTGCTTACCAGATAGCCATTTGGCTACAGTGTCTCGATGACACTCCAGGGCGCGTGCCAGTTCACATTTGTTGACGGTTGATAAAGTTTCTTTCAATTGTTTTGCGAACATACTACCTCCAGTAGTCCTGATTTTACGATTTGTTGTCCGACCCATTCTGCGCACTGTGGGACGACAGCGTTTCCGAGTGCTTTAATTCTGTCCACCCGATTGGGAATCCCATCATCTCTTCTACAAACAGGGGATTGAGTCGGAAATCCTTGCCAGTAGTTTTGTTGAGTCCGTGCATCTTGGCTGCTTCCACATTCAGACTGCCGTTCCTGTCCCACTGACTCGCTCCAGATGGGTTGTTCTTGGATTCGTTGACTGTTGGTGTTGGTAGAAGCATTACTGTCCTTGCCAATCCCAGACTGCCGTTCACTCCGTTGTTGGATACCTTGCGTGGTGTCCCCTTCCCCGTGTACACGATGTTGGTGTTCTCGTTCAGTATCGCTGCTGGTCCCGCATCCGATACTGTTGGTGTTGGTAGAAGCCCTTCTTGTATCATGTACATGAGTGGTCTTCCTCCCTGAGGGTATCGTGTCCGATGCTCTGCCCCTGACTTGGTTGGTGTCGGCAGTAGTCCATCGACCGTCAACGAGTTCTCCAAATGCCATAGCGTTCCGCATGTAGTATCCAATGGTGCTTGGGTAGGCGACTGCAAACCACCTGCGTCTGAGGTGGGGTGCTCCACATTGTGCAGCTGATATAGTCGTCCACTCGATGTCATACCCGATTTGGGTAAGGCTTCCAACAACGTCGGGTCCGCCCACTCGAATGATGTTTGCGACGTTTTCCAACACGAGTATTGGTTGTCGTCCGATGGACTGAAACTCGCTAACAAGCCGGTGGACTTGCCACCAAAGACCAGACTTTTCCTCATCTTCTAACCCTCTCATATGACCAGCAATTGAAATCGACTGGCATGGGAAGCCAGCACATATGACATCTACTGGCTCCAAGTTGTGCGCCCCTACATGAAGCACGTTGTTGTATTGTTTTGTATTTGGCCAATGTCGCTCCAAAACAGAACGACAAAACGGCTCCTTCTCTACCTGCCAGACTGTTTGCAAACCTGGTATGGATCTCTCTAGGCCCAAATCCAGACCTCCGATTCCTGAGAACAAACTACCCATCTTCATTGCTGTCCTCCTTTGGAAACTCTTTGTCCCATGAATCTTTAATGGTCTTCGCAAGTGCACCGAGATGCTTGCACTTGCTGCCACGGTACTGGTGATCAGGACAAGAGCATGTGTAACCGTTCTCGTCAATCACACAGGTCCAGCGTGGGAAGTGCCCAACCATGCTACCGTCTGGCAACATGGTGGTCTTGAGTTCTTTCATCTTGTTCTCTACTCGGTCGTCATCGAACAAACCCTTGAGTCTCCACAGTTCGACAATCTCCTCTATAGTTTCAATCATGGTCGGCATGGTTCTCTCCTAACGCTCCATCCATCCAGTCCATCAATGCACCGACAGATGTGTTTTCATGGTATTTCATTTCAGAATCTAGGTACAGGGTGACATCTACGTATGCAATGTCATTGACATCATTGGAGATGTACAAGATGTGGTGGTGTCCACGTTGACAGTAGAATGGGTGCATCCAACCACGCTCCCCATTGAAGTTGGGTGGTGTGGTTTCGGGACAGTGCAACCATCCAAGACGTTCCAGTTCATTGCGATAGGCGTCCATTTGCTGTTGCAGTTGCCGCCACTGTTCGGAATATGGTGTTTCAGACTTGGGCGCCTGCTCACTGTACCATTCCTCAATCATACCGTTAATAGGTTTGAGTGCGTCGATGGCAACCAATATGGTGTGCGCCTTCTGAAGGGTTGATTTGGTGGCATTGTCAACGACTTTGTCGATGACGTGTTGAAATTGCTCTAGAAAGAACATGGTGTACTCCAGTGTTGTTGGTAGGTTACCAGATACAGTCATCGGGATCAATGTCTGTCTCTGCATGAAAAGTATTGTAGTGTATTGTCGTAGGTTTGTCAATGGTTCTTGGCATCGGCATTGGGTTAACGTCGGATGGTACGTACCGTCCGTCAATCATAGTTTTCGCAATGTCGGCAAAGACGTTCTTCCTACCGTCGTGCGCACGCTCCTTTTGAACCTTCAGCATCCGTGCATAGTGGTGTGGTTCCCTCTGTTTCATAAATAGCACTGGAACTTTGCCATCACTCATGTGCCAGGTTTTCAGTGTGATACGAGCATCGTGCTGCATCTTGACGTACAGTGAGTTCCAATCACCCATCTGTGGATACTTCAAACTCGCTCCATCACAGGTGCATCTGGCTACGCAGTTGTGCACCTTGAATCGGTTGTCGGCCAGAATCAGGAAGTGCGCTGAGATCTCACGGATGCCTTCACGCTGTACGCAGTCATCGCAGAACTTGTACTCTTTGAGTTCCATGCCAGTACCACCAAGGTCACGGATAACGTCCTTAACCTCCTCCAAGATGTGTCCCAACGTTGGTGGGTACTGGTGCTTCTTCATGCAAACATTCAGCACGGCTTTGTGGAGGTGAACGTCCTTGACTCGCTCCAGACCTGCATCCCATACTGGGTAGACTTGGGCTTTCCACTCTTCCTTCTTGTTGAACGTCGCTGCGAACATGTCGAGCGCAATGTTGAGCATGTGTGGATTAGCCATTACTCACCTCCGATAATGTTGCCATCTGCATCGAATGATGGAATAGCCGTAGAACGCTTCTGAACGCTCTTTGGCAATGCTGGCAGTGTCTTCTGTTGACTGAGAGCGTAGTTGGCATCCAGTTTCTTTGAGGACACCACCACGGCTGGATTGACCATGCCTTTGTTGCGTAGATAGATTGCACGGTAGTGGTCACTGGTAAACAACCAATCGAACACAGCCATTGCCTTCTCAATCGCTCCAGTTCTAACCACCTTGGATAGCGTACCCAGATCAACTGCGCTTACCATTGTCAGCTGCCCACCCTGCTTCTCATACAAGTCCATCCAGTAGCCAAGCAGGTTCAGCAGTGGTTCATTGGTTTTGCAGTAGTCGTACAGTTGTGGTTTGACTGACGAGTCAACAGGTATTGGGTTGTTATTCACAATGAGAACTTGACCCTCCCCAACAACACCAACACTAATATTTTTAGTACTAATATTTTTAGTGGTGGTGGTGATAGGGGTAGTATTTTTTGGTTCTGCTATATTAGTACTATTAGATACTAGTATATTAGTGCAAGAACCATGCCAAACTTGATGCAGTCTGAGAATCTCTTCTGCGCCTTCGGTGACAGCGACCCTTCCGCCATCCTTGAATACAATCTCCGTACCTAACTTGTTTGGTGCAGTGTAGAGCATTGTCGATAGGTTGACCAAGGTCTTCTGCTTTGAAGATATGAGTGTCAATAGAATCATTGTTTACCTCCCCTGTTCCATGCTTATTGTGTTGATCATAATGTTGTATCCTTGACCGCTGACTCTATTTGGATATACAATTTTAGCCAGACGCATTAGGTAACCTCGTTCGGGTACTTGAATACCGTCTACCCACGCTCTTAGAGTGTAGATGGATACACCACACAGTTCTGCAACCTCATTTGGTGTATGCTTTGAGTCTTTAATCGCTCTAGTTAAGAGTTCTGAAAATGTAATCATTGCTCACCCCCTAGAATTTCAATCCAGTTCCAGTCAAGCATGTCATCGTGGTGGTAGTTGTTGACCACCCAATCGATTGGGCAGTCGCAGTAGGCTACAGTCTGTTCGATACTGTGGTCGAGCAGTGTAATGGTGAATAGGTATTTCTTCATGGTAGGCTCCTATACCGTTTTGGTGATGATGTATTGCGCTTTCTCTACAGCGCACTCGATGATTTGGATGTCCTCAATCCACTGACATTCAGCCGACAGCATCTCAAGGGTTTTGAGTTCATATGGGTACCAGCGAATGACACCGCCTTCGTATGTTACAAGTACAATCTTGTTCATGGTTTACTCCTGTGGTAGGTTGATGGTTTGGGTTTCAAATGATACGTAGATGTTCTCTTCTCGTCTAGATGAGGTGTATAGCCACCAGTGAGAACTACACCACATTGTGTCACTAGACAACTCATGTTCTGCCAGTTCATCATCGGTGACTTTGAGGTCTTGCAACAGTTCCAGTGCAAATGCTTGGGCTTTGTGTAGGTCGGTGAATATTTGACAGCTGGGGTCACCATAGTTGCGTCTGTCTAGCCATTGAATGATATAGATAGTCATGGTTTACTCCTGAGGTAGGTTGTTGTTGATTAGTGCTCGAACTGCATCATACTGTTCAGGCCGGGCCCATGAATTGTCATCGACTTTCCATGAGACAATACGGTCACTGTTGCCTTGTACCCAGTTGGTCAATGACTGCATAGAGTACTGTTCCACATCCAGTGTGAGGTGAACTGTCATAGTGTAGGTATGTGAACCGAGGTTCCAGTTGATGTAGATACGTTGTATGTCTACTGTAATGTATTCCATGGTATGCTCCTCATTGGTGGATGGTGATAGGTTTTTCAGTGATGGTAAATGTAGCAATTTGCAGTTTCTCGACCGCATCCTGCAAATCATCAGGGTGGGAAAAGAAATCAACAGCAAAGAAACTGCGGCACGTGTCGTGGATGAACTCTCGTGCTGTATCTTCGCAACTAAACACCTCAATACTTTGAGTGTCATTGGTAAAGTTGTAATAGTTGACTACATAAATAATGTATTCCATGGTATGCTCCATATTGGTTGGTAGGTTTGTAGATAGTTGAACCATCTGTATACAGTATATAGAAATAAATCTACAGTGTCAATAAAAAAGAAAAATATTTTCTATGTACCAACACCAACACTACTATAAATACTAAAATCGCTCCCTTAAAAAAACGCTCCCTTAATACAACTCCCCCCAAATCGGAGCCAGCCAAATCCTCGGCATGGCCGCTACCACCGACTACCCCTCCCCCCGCCCCATACCTGTACGCCTGTTCACCTGAATGGTTGTTCACCTGTACGCCTGTTCAGCAATTACAATATGTCAAAAACATGTCAAGACTTTATAACAGGTATAGAATTATATCTATATTGTGATACTATTTATACAGTTAGAACAACTAACCAACCAACCAACCAAGTAAGGAAAATTATCATGAACTTTTTAAAATATATCATTGTTGAAAATGTCGAATCATTTCGTAATTCACTTGTAGATAAAAACAATATCGACTCTATACCATTAGCCAAAACCTATCTTGAATACAGTACTAGCAAGTCAGGAAAAAAACGGTCTATCCTGTCAAGTAGTGTCAAGTGGTCTAAAGTCGAGGGATTAAAAAACACGGGTGTCACTGGTCTATATCTGACACCTTTTAAACATATCTTAGGTTTAAACTTTTGTGCATTCGCTGGACTGTGTGCGGGCGGGTGTATTGGTTATACTGGTCATCTCGGTATGTTTCATCAGAATACACTTGAATGGAAAAGTCTAGCCTTGTACCATCATACATTAGAGTTTATGCTAGATGTTCTTAGAGAGTTGTACATACAATCCTTCAAGGCGTCTATTGATGGAAAAGAATTATGGGCTAGGCTTAACGGTTCAACTGACTGCAGGTTTGAACGTATCTTAAGAATGGATTTGATCGTGCAGGATTTTAATGGGTTAGCAGGTTTTTATGATTACACAAAATACCCAATTGTCAATAATCCTTGGACGTCGTACCACTTGACATATAGTTACAGTGAGACCACCAAAAAGATACACAAATCATTTGATCGAGTGGCTATCGTTGTCACCAAAGAAGACAAAATCAAATTGTTGAATGATTACCCAGAAGTGTTTGTTGATGGAGACAAGCACGACATCAGACCTTTGGATGTTGGGAAGTGGGTACTACTTCAAGGTAAGCGGGCCACGGCTAAAGGGAAACAGTTACATGACGATTTTATTCAATCG